CACTGGCGGCAGTTTCGGTGCGCTCTGCCAGATCGCCAACAACGTCCAGCTCGGACGCGACCGATGTGACAAACTTAGTGATCGCAGCCGAGGCAACTAGAACGGCAGCGCCGATAGCAGTCGCGCCAACCGATCCATCCATTAGCGATTTTTTGAAGTTTGCAAACTCGCCTTGTTTTACATCAAAGCCAAGCTGAACAAGAAACTCTTTTATTACTGTTGCGCTCACTTGTTCGCCTCTAAATATCTGCGCTCGTTTTCTTGCCGAACGTCCAGAATGTTATTCATCACTGCAATATCTGCCAGCGTCAACGTGCCATCAATAACACTCTCATACTTACACAGCTCCCCCACTGGCCGCCACAACCAATCGTCACCATCTGGCATTGTCGCCCATGTTACTGAGCGTTTTGTTTCTGCCCTATGGCGCTCAAAGTCGCAACGCCTTGTGGAAAAAAATCTGCTAGGTTCTCCATTAATGCATGGTAGGCGTACTGAAGCATCTGCACCATGTTGATATCCTGAAACATCAGCGCGCTGCCATTCGATATATTCGCCCAGCCTAAGCCCTGCGCCTGCTTTCTTTTCACACATGCCAGCAAGCCAAACAGGATATAATCAGCCTGTTCATCCGGCATATCTGCCATCATTTTTGCAAATGGCGCATAGCCTTCCAGCAGCGCATCGAATGACGCTTCAGGATTATCGGCGGCCAGGATGCCGCCTTTAACCTTTGCAATCACAGGGACAATCGCCTCCAAAAACGGAGACAATCGCCGCGCTAAATGAAACTGCTTTACTGCGTCAACCTTTACTGCTTTGTATTCGATACCATCTATCGAAAAATCCATGTTATAGCTCCGGTGTGCCTACGCCCAAAACGGTAGACCGTTGAATTGCATCAAATACCCATGCGTTAGTGCCGCCTTCTTTTGCGTATGCGTTTGCTGGTACGCTTTTGAATGCAACCTCCTGCAAGGTTTCCAGATCGCCGCGCCCGAAGTCTGACACAACAATCGTATTTTTGCCCCACAATACAGCAGAGGATTTCTGGTAATTATACATTGCCATCAGCAGTGCATTGACAGGCGATGTCTTGAGCAATGTCACGGTCACGGTAGCAGCATTGCCAGCCACCAATGAATGCATGCCCTGCCCATCAGCGCCGATGGTCATGATGTTTTTATCTTCCAAAGGCTCGATCATGATGCCTTCTTCAGAATTGCCAGCGCCATTGCCAAGGTTGATAGAACCACCAGCGCCTGTAATCGCGCCGTTTACATCTTGAAAACTATATGTGCCCATGTCTTAACCCCTTAGCGATTAACGTCAACAATGATATCCACTTCCTGGATCGCGCCGGCCAGCTTGATAGCTACCTGAATCGGCGGGGCGATACGCTGCTCGCGTGTTGCCTGCGCCTGCAATGCCATCGGCGGGGTGTAAATGTAGTAGCCATCAGGCAGAAAATCACCGTTTGACAGCTGGCCGAATCCGTCCGCATTCCACTGACCCGGCGCAATCAGGCCATTATTCACAGCCTCTTTACATGCCGACGCAACAGCCGCAACGATCTGGTTTTGACCTGGATCGGTTTGCGGGATCTTGGTTTTGCTCTGATACAGCAGGTTGTAGACGTTATTCTGTACGGTATCTTCAAACCAGCTCAGTCCGTGGATTTCATCGAAGTAATGACCACTTGCCATTGCGCCATATTGGATAATGGCAGTGTCGTTCACGTACTCGACAAATACGTTTCCGCGCTTGTCTTTCAATGTGGCAGCCTGTGTTTCTGTCAATACCTCAGCAGCAACGCCCGGCTCAGTTTTGTACATCAGCGTGATGGTAGACCGGTTCGCTGCAAAGTTTACAGAGAATGCACGGCTCACAGCAGATACCGCAGCATAAGCGCTAGAGCTGGAATATTGCGTCCATGTGCGCTTGTATGCCAGCGTTTTCAGCTCGCTCATGATGTCATTTGTTACGGTGCTATCGAGGCAATCTTCATCCTGTGTGGTGATCGCGAGAATGCGCTTCAGATCAAGCCCTTCGATCAATGCAGCCACGTCGATATATTCTTGATCTGTGATTGCTTCAGTGGCAGCGAACGCCAGGCCAAACCAGACGGCAGAAATATTTGCCAGAATCAGCGCACACTCAGCAGGGGTTTCAGCATCAATACCGGCGATAGAGGCGCTGGCAGCTGTTGAGCTGGTGCATTTGATCAGGGCAGAAATGTCAGAGCCAGAACCAGCGGCAGATGCATAGCCCAGTGTTGAACCTGTGCCCGCAGTGTCAGACGTGATGACGAAGCTATTGCCATCCCATGTACAACCGCCATACGTAGACAGGCCGGTATTGATAATCGCAGCCACGCCGGTCATGGTAGTGGCAGCTGAGAAATTCAGGCCAGTGATGGTGCGCTCTGTGCCGTCAATCGTGATTTTGAACGATCCGGTAGTGATGGCATTCCATGTGCCGATGGTCTGCTCAACGCTCGACAGCGTGCCACCGTACAGGATAGCGGACGTGTCAGCGCTTGCCCAGCGGCCAATCATCAGCGTCAACGGATGCGGGGATTGCCCGAAATACAGGGCAGCGGCTGCATATTCTGGGGCATTCAGCCCGAACTCAGCAGCCACGGATTCAAGCGTGGTATACGATCTCACGCGCTCGCGGGTATCGATAATGTCAGAATCACCAGCCACTAACAGCGTGCCGAATCCTCGACGCGCTGCCGCTACGGGTGAAAGGTTAATCGTTGCGCGAACAAGACGCGATACAGATAAGCCAGTTGCCATGATGTTGCCCTCGTTAAGCGCATTTTACTGCGCGATTATATCAGTATTTGTACCTATATTGCCAGCGTAGCTAATCGGGTGATCGTGATAGATATATCGCTGACTATTAACTCGTCCCCGCTGTGCTCGTCTGTCAGCCAAACGGCAATTTTTTCACCGCTCTGGATTCCGTAAGGAAAATTCATCACGATCTGGTGCGGTTTCCCCACCCCGTTTGCCAGCGTAGCCCCAACAGAGCAATTTTCATCCACCAGCGTATCGCTGCCAATCGCTGCACATACCACGTGAGATCCTGATTCTCCAGCAACTGACATCACGACATTGACGTTATACAAGCCGTAATATCCAGCCGCATCCTCATAGGTGCAAGTGATTACGCCAAATTCATCAACTGTAAACCCGCTTCCATCGCTCAGGCCAAGGGTAAATACTGCCTTGTAGTACGTGCCACCGTTGGTAATAATGGTCGGGGTGGTATTTGAACTGCCGTACCCAAAGCAATACGGCGGATTTAGCGCATTCGCAATATCAACCAGACACGCCCCAACACGCGCGGGAGTGTTCGCATATTCAACTGTTTCATCCCTGATTGTTTCCGCTTGCTCTAAAATGGTCGGCATATATCACCCGAATACGTTGCTGAATACGTTGCTGAATACTTTCGTATGCGCTTTAACGCCTGCGCTCCATGGCGTACTGGTTTCCGGCACGTCCGTTTCAATCGTTCCCTCAGCGCCAAGCACCGACAGGATTTCATATTCCCGCGTGACCACTCGACCCATGCCGACAACAATATCGCACCGGTCATGCCATACGTCATTGATCAGCTCCGGCACATGCACGATCTGCACGCCGCCACTCACTGATATATTCTGCAACCAAAGCGCTTCACGATTTTGACTGAGCTGCAATCCGTCACGGATTATCGACGCATATCGCTGGCAATTCGTACCGTAGAAACTGCACGATAAATCAAATGTCTCGTGCTGCTGAAAATTGAAATCATCATCGGCATTCATGGTCTGATAGCCTTGAATCGCCTGAATGTTTCCGATATTGAACGCACACCAGTCTGTGCCGTTCGTCGGTATTACTGGTGGATTCGGCTGCCACATCGGGCGCACGTATGCGCCTGGCAATCCCGTCACGCCTACGATAAACGCCTGCAAAATATCAGCCAGCGCGGTATCGTTTACAGAATTTACTACCGGGCGTAGATATCCACCAGTCGCGCTACTCATGGGGCGTTATACCCCGCTTCAATCAGTGTGCAAATGGATTCGGTGTAGCCATTGCCATTCGACCAGTTGCCGAACGGATCAGCGGTTTGTACCTGAAAACGCTTTCCGCCCCAGACAACAATATCGGGATAAACGCCACCAGCATCTGCGGATAGTGAGCCACGATACCACACGTTTATTGCATCCTGCCTGCGCACGCTATCAGGCAGTCGCTGTAAATCATCCGGTTTGGCAGGCTGGACAACCATGCGTACAGTCGATGACGATTCTGCCAGCACATTGCGGCCGGTTGAATTGACAACAGAAGTCCTGCGGATCAGCGTGACGCTATCCTGAAAATCTGGATCCCCGACGATATCGCTGACATCAATAGCAGCCATCAGTTTTTACCATTGCGGATAACGTACGTTATTGAGTTTCGCAGCGTTTTGGTATCGATAAGCGGCTTCGTGCGTGATAACCCACGGCGCTTGCGAGCTGCCAGTGTGGATTCTGACCATGGCTCGAAACCATCGCCAGCGGTAATCGTAGCCTTGACGCTATTCTGTGCGATCAATCCGGCTTTATTTTTTGCAGTCAATACGGCCTGCGGATTCATGTCTGTCAGCGCTGTGATAGCGCCTTTACCAATAACATCAGCGCACTGTTTCGCAACCTTTGCAACGCCAGGCTCTAAAAACGGGCGCGGCGGGATGCCTTGTTTTGAGCTGCCTTTTTCCTGGATGTACCCGATGGCAGCATTACCAATCGGAGAATCTGCGCGTGCATCTTCATCGGCAGGTATGCCCACCAGCACATCGCCATCATTTCCCATTGCCCTAATAGTAGCCATCAGTTTGGCAACGTCATCCCTTACAACCGAAACCCCGTTCATAGCTGCACACCGCCCACGCCTATCATCCGCGCGAGCTGCAAATACTGCATGCCGTACGTTGTCAGATTCCACTGCCCGCCATTATCCAGCGCGACATTGGAATTATCATAACCAACCGATACGCGCCCGACTGCTTTACTGGCCAGCATGCCGGTGCCTGTACCCGGAACGCCGCCACTGGCAGCATTCATATTCTTTCTTTGCAATACAAGATTGTGAGCGACAAAAAGGGAAATCCCCTGATTATAGAGATTCCCCCATTTGTCAAGACTCACCAACTCAGCGGCAACACCTGCCCAGAAGTCAAGCATGCAGCCGGTATAATCCGACGTGCTTGCGAACTCTGGAAAATGCGCCCTGAATTGTGCGTTATCCACTGACTACTTTTTCTTGCTGCGGGCAGGTTTATCCACCTCAGCAACCGGGGCTGCTTCAGTAGACTCTGGATCATCAGCAACAACATCCTCAGCGACTTCGACAGCCACCTCAGCAACCGGGGCTGCTTCGACCACAACGGCCTCCACAGCTTTCGGTTTGTCTTGCACAACAACCCATCCGGCTTCCACGTAGATATCCCAATCAGCACCGCATGCGTGACCTTCGGGGATATCCCGAAGGCCAACACTGTACCGCGTGCCATAAAGGTCAATCGTCTGCCTAAGCAAGACTTTCATAATCAAATACCATCGCGATAGATTGCAGTTTCAGGGTAGATGTATTCAACACATCCCAAACCAGCAACATACGGGGCAGCAAAAGTAATGCCCTGATAGTACGGAGTTTCACGGCGAACCGGCGCAAGGTTATAACGCACGTGACGCTGATCGTCGCTGTACGCAATCATACGCTGAGCGCCAAGCGCACCAGCACCTTCGAGGAACTTCATGGGGCGAATGGACAACGGCTTACCGTTAACCATCAAGCTCATGCTGTTATCTTCCAGGTACTTCAGGATTGAACCACCAGCGCCATCAGTGCCGGCTTTTTTGCCAACAATCAAAGCGTACTGAGTAGGTGGCAAGCCCAACACGTTCGGGCATACCGCATAAGCAGAAGCTGCCCATGCTGCCTTGATGGCATCGTTCACGTCGAACAGGATTTCATCAGCGGTTTTGCTGATCCATGTTGTCAGTGTAGATGCACCGACTGCCACGTTTGACGCGCCGACTTCAGTGCTGTTTACCAGACCTTTGATGCCCAGTGTGTCATCACCGACATATACCATCTGATCCACGTCCATATTGTAAGACGTGATAAGCGCTTGCGTCTGCATGTTATCGAGGTTTTGCCCGATCATTTGCGAACGCTCAAGCTCGACAGACGTGTAAGCAATTTCCATTGCCCACAGGTTAATCGGTGAAGTAACAGGAGTGCCGTCAACCTGAGCAACAGGAATCGCGCCACGCTTGCCAGATCCAATCCACGATTTACCAGTGGCAGACAGTGAACCAGCGCGAGCAAATGCACCACGTGTGAACGTAGTGGACTGGTTCGCCATGGAAATGCCGGGGCGCAGTTGAATATCGCGCGACCATGTAACGCTTGTCAGCGGCTCATGCAGCGCGGTATCGAAGTTGTCAAGCTGGTTGACGAAAAATGCAAGTGAACTATCGCGAGTAATCATTACAGCACCCCTTAAGCGATTTGGATTTCGCAGTTGTTGGAAGAATCTTTTCCAGCACTTGCGAAGGTTACGCCCGGAAGGGCAACATTGTTACTTACCAGAGTCAGGTTGATGTAATCACCAGCAACAGCGCCAGTGCCACCAACAGTTACGGTAAAAGTAACGCCGAATGCGGTATATGCTGCGCCAGTTGCGCCAACCTTGCCGATGTCGCCATCAGGTGAGATCAGGTTGAATGCAGTTGCAGCAGTCATCAGGATTTTGTAAACGCCAGGCACAGCGGCAGCTGAGGCAGACAATGTGCCAGCTGTTGCGTTACCAGTGCCGACCATTGCAGCAGCTGTCAGACCGTAGTCATAAGACGCTTCAAAATCGCCTACCAGCTGTGAGCTTTCTTCAACCACGCGCATGTACACCTGGCCGCCCATTGCTGGTGTGCCAGTAGGACAGGCAACGGATACAAAGCCCTTGCGGATGACGTTTTGCACGTAGTCGGTGTCGGCAGTGTTCGCCGTGTTGTCAGTGCTGATAGCAGGCGCAGAACGCTGCAATACACCAAAGAAATTGGCAGCAGTGTCGTTTGCGTCAATGTTAGCAGCTTCACTGCCAACCATTTTAACCGGTTTGCCATACACAATAGCTTCAGAGATTGCGACAGGAACAACTACCGCACCCTCCAACCGTGAAAGCTCGCCGGGAATACCCGATGGGGCGCGTGTAACGTAAGCAGTCATAATCAATTACCTCTTTTGTGCCAGATTTCGGCATGTTTTGCGTTAAGCTGCTCAGGCGTTACAGAGGCAGCGGTCATCAAAGGAGCTGCGTCAGTAGTGCGAGTGAATGCACCTTGGCGCTGCTCTTTTAATACATTGGCTGTGCCACGGAATACAAAATCCACGACATCAGCGTTATCAAAATTGATTTCTTTACCGTATGTCACCTTATCGATAGCAGCCTTGCCATCAGTGGTTTTCATGGCGGCTTTCAGTGCGACAACCTTGATATCGGCAGTCGGCTCAAGACCAGCGGCGATTATCTCAGCGTTTGCCAGCACATCCGCATCGGTGCATTTGTCGGCATTCTTTTCAGCTTCGAGTTTTGCGGCTTCCTCAGCAGCAGCGGCATCAGCGGCTTTCTGCTTGTCTTCATCAGACATGGCATTTTCTTCCTCGACAGCTTTCTTCACTTCCATTTTTTCCAGCATTTCGCCTATAGCGTCTTCCAGTTTTTTCATCCTGGAATCCATCGCTTTCATCGGATCAGCATCTTCTACCGATTCGCTGACCTCGATTTCTTCAGGCATGCCATCAGCTAACCACTTCGGCAGCAAGTCGCGCAGTCTTAATTTCATTTTCTTACCCTCTGTTTTTGAGTCACGAATTGCCACGCCCGAACCGGCACGGCCTGCATCAACAATCGCCACGTGATTGCCAATAATCTTGGTCCGAACCGCCCGACCATCTGCCGTCGGTTCGCTTTCTGAATCGTATCCACATGACACTTCACGCATGCCAGCGCGTACAGCATCAATGCCAGACTGTGCTGATATCATCAGATCGCATACCAGCTTGTCGGCATCCTGACCTTCACCCCGGCGCACATTCTGCATCGTGCCGACAGTGACCTCCTGCCAATTCTCAGGGGTAACGTCTGGCAGTGTCGGGTCTTTGTTCGGGTCTGGATGCTGTACGGTGACAGATTTGCCCTCATAGCTCGCGAGGGTTTCTTCTGAAAATAAAACGGATTCGGTATTTGTGAATATGACGCGGCCATTGGATGTAGGGATGTTCGGCGCTTCAGCAGCGCTGTACGTTATATCGCCCAAGCGGGCAATAGGTACGGCAACGCACACCAGATAGCCTTCTGGTGTTTCGTGCATATTTTCGCTGATTTGTTCAGTTGTGTAATAACGCAACTACAGCTACCCGCGCCCCACCGCGCAAACCATCATTTATTATTGACAGGCTGCGGATGGTCGCAGCTTTTCGGGTGGCCGCCCTAGTCAATGTGGATTATACCTATTTGAATGGGTGCGTCAATAGGGGTATGATTCAATCCTACCTATGGCAGATGGGCAAAAACTCGGCACTGTCCTCAATCAGTGTATTAACGGGGAATAATCTGCAAGCCATGCTGCATAAGAGACATGTAGCCCCGCATGTGGCGACAGAGGGGCATTTTTTTTAATCAGGAATAATCGGCTCTGCATAACACCGGCAATTATAAATCATGCCAGGATTCAGCGGCTCGCCATCAACGATAGGCGGGTTATCATACTCGCACACTTCCCCCTCCATCTCGGCATGTGATTCCCTAACGTCAGAATCCCCAGCCGTGCGCCAGATATAATGCGTCGCACCGACTTCCTTTGCCCTGACTTCTGTCACAATCGATGCGGCTTTTGCGGTCTCAGTGCGTGCGATTGTCATCGCGCGGGATGTCGTCACT